GGAACTGACACAACTCCCAAGCACGGATTTTGAAAATTTAAAATCCTACTCACTGGAGTCAGATGCGTGGGCTCACTGGATTTTTGACGATGCTCAACCGTTAATTGATAAAGTCAATTCTAGGGCTCTGACGCTGCAAGGCAATGCCCCTACATACAATAGCGGATATCTAACAACCCAAGGTTACGGCAATGCGCTTAACTTAGGGCTCACCGTTCCAACCGCCGGAACATTTTGCACCGTAGTTAAAAAACGAGCTGGCTCAATCTTTGGGCTCAATGGCCAATCTCCGTCAGAACCGTGGGGGATCAATTTTTTCACAGATGCTGGAAATAATAATTTACGCGCATTTGTCGCCAAAGGACAGGCTAACCAAGTAAGCGCCATTACTCCAATCGACCTTGCCGCCGCAAATGTTGGTGATTGGATTTTTCTGGCTTGTGCTTTTGATTTTTCAGGATCGAGACCTTTTGCAATTTTCGCTGGAGGAATCGGAAATGATGAAGTAAACGCCAGCGATTCGCCCGACGCCTCTATCATTGAAATTCACCTGGGTAACGCCGCTTACAATTCGCCAAGCTACATCGGAAATGATGACTTTGCCGAATTAATTTTCTTTGAAGGAAAAAAATCTATTGCAGAGCTTGAGACTATTTACACCGCCAGCGTTGAACGCATGGCTTTAAATGGGATTAGCGTTTATCAACCCTAAAGCGCACAAGACCCCAACCGCTTAACCCGCTAACCTCAGAAAAATTGAACGCGCCGCAAGCTGAAAAAAATTAAACGCTCTGAATTATGCCTTTCCTTCACGGAGTCGAACTCTTAGAAATCACATCAGGAACAAGACCGATTCAGGTCGCCCCGACCTCAGTTATTGGATTGATTGGAACCGCTCCCGACGCGGACGCCGGTTTCCCTCTGAACACGCCTGTACTTGTCACGAATCGAGCAGAAGCCGCAGGGTTAGGAACAAACGGAACCTTGCCAGATGCGATTGATGGAATTTATGACCAAGCCGGAGCCGTGGTAGTTGTTGTTCGAATTGAACAGGGAGCCGACGCAGACGACGAACAAACCAACGCCGTCGGAGGATACAACGCCAGCACCGGAAGTTACACAGGGGTTCACGCATTTCTTGCAGCGCAATCAATCTTAGAAGTTTCGCCAAGGATTCTGATTGCCCCAGGTTTGACCGGATATCGTCCAGGAGGAACCGACGCCAACCCAACCACCGCCGAACTAATCTCAATCGCCGATAAATTGCGCGCTGTCATTTTTGCCGATGGCCCAAACACCGGAGACACCGACGTAATTACCTGGACAGGCGACCACGATTCAGCCCGGTTAATGGTCGTCGATCCCTATGTTAAAGTACAGCGGACAGGAGGACTTTCGACCGTTCCAGCTTCGCCACTCGCAGCCGGAGCCTTGGCCCGATCGGATTACGAGCGCGGTTTTTGGTGGAGCCCTTCCAACACTGTTCTGCGAGGAGTCCTCAACACCGCTCGCCCGATTGATTTTAAAATGGGGGACGCCACCGCGCGCGCAAATATCCTGAACGAGAACGGAATCACCACGATCATCAGACACGAAGGATTCAGATTATGGGGAAACCGTTCTGTTTCTTCGGATACAAAATGGATTTTTCTATCCGTTCGCCGAACCGCTGACATTATTAACGATTCAATTTTAAAAGGACACCTTTGGGCAGTCGATCGAAACATTACAGCGCGTTATCTGGAAGAAGTCGCCGAAGGGGTAAACGCCTTTTTACGCCAGCTTAAAGCGCAAGGCGCTATTTTAGGCGGTTCCTGCTGGCCGGATCCTGAATTGAACACGCCCGCCAGCATTGCGCTCGGTCAAGTGTATTTCAATTTTGATTTCACGCCACCTTACCCAGCCGAACGAGTGACATTCCGCAGCCTATTAACTCAAGATTACATAGAAGAAATTCTTTGATCCTGATCCGCTTGTATTGATTTAAACACACAAAACGTTTTTCTTTGATTTATGTCTGTTTCTAAAATCCTTAAAAATTTCAATATATATGTTGATGGTATCGGCTACGCAGGAAAAGCCAGCTCAGTCCAGCTCCCAGAATTAACCATCCAAAGCGAATCCCACCGCGCCGCAGGGATGGACGCGCCAATTTCTTTAGATATGGGAATGGAAGAACTTGAATCACAAATCAATTTTTCGAGCTTTGAAAAAGCATTAATCAAACGATTTGGACTGGCAGAAGGAAATGAAACCCAGATCACAGCAAAGGGAGCTTTACGCGACCTAGACGGAACAGTGACCGCCGTCACTGTTTCCATGCGGGGAACCGTTTCAAGTTTGCCGTTAGGGACTTGGGAAGCCGGATCAAAAGCAGAGTTGCAGATGACTTTGAAATTGCGTTATTTCAAACTTCAACACGGGGACGAAATCACACACGAAATTGACCCAATCAACAATATAAGAATTGTCGGTGGAGTGGATCAGCTGGCAGAGATCCGCAAAGCGATCGGACAAGAATAAACTTTCTCAACACCAACAAATAAATTCAAAACCTACCTGAAAAAATAAAATGAGAGCCGATAAAGTAACAATCAATCTAAGCTTTCCTGTAAAAATCGAAGGCCGAGAAATTGAATCTGTTGAAATGCGCCGGCCAAAAGTGAAAGACGCCCTCGCATCAGATATTCCAGGAAAATCAGACGTTGAAAAAGAAATCATTCAATTCTCAAACCTTTGCGAATTGCCCCCAGAAGCCTTTGAACAAATGGATCTGAAAGATTACCAAGCGATTCAAAAGGTTTACTCGGGTTTTTTATCCTAGAGAGAACCAGCACGCGCAAAGCTGTGCTTTCATTGGCTAACTTTACAGGCTGGCAGCTCTCAGAGATACAAGAAATGGATACCGAAGAATTCAGCGAATGGATTAACGAATTGCCGAAAAAATAAGCAATGGCAGAAAAAAAATTCAAAGCAGTTTTGCAGATAGGTGGCGCCCTTGGAAATGATTTCAAAGGCGCCATTTCTGCTTCAACATCGGGACTTAAAAAAGTTTCCGGCCAGATTCGAACATTAAACGCGACCAAGACAAAGCTCGGTCAGTTTGACTTATCCGGACTCAATGAGGCGCGCCAAAAATTAAGCGCAGCGCGTGACCGACTTGGACAGCTACAAGACCAGCTAAAGAAAACAAGAGATCCTTCCGGAAAACTCAGAGCCGAGTTTTTACGCCAGCGCGACGCCGTCGCGAAAGCTGAATCCTCGCTCGCTGGAAAACAACGTCGCCTTGCCACCGTCGCCACCAGTCTCAAAAAAGCCGGAGTTAATACAAGAGACCTCGCCGGAGAGAATAAACGCCTTTCAGAATCCGTTGCGAGACTGGAGAGCCGTTATAAAAATCTTTCCCGAGCGCAGGGGATGATTGACCAGGCTAAACAATCGCGCGCCGATATACGTGGGCAGATTCTTGATAATGTCGCCCTGGCCTATTCGATAGCAAAGCCGCTTTCCGTGGCCGTAGGGTTTGAAGATGCCATGGCTAAAGTCGGAGCCGTTTCCGGAGCCACCGACGCCGAACTTGTCAAACTCACCAAAACCGCGCGCGAGTTGGGAGCCTCAACACGATACTCCGCCGCGCAATCCGCAGAAGCCATGGGATTTCTTTCTATGGCTGGCTTTAATGCTCAACAAACGCTTGTCGCCACCCCTCAAATTTTAAAACTCTCAGCCGCCGGAGCCACCGAACTCGGAGAAACCGCCGATATTGCGTCAAACATTCTCTCAGGTTTTAACCTGAAAGCAGAACAGACGGAGCGCGTAGGAGACGTTCTCGCAAAAACTTTCACCACGTCAAACACTTCGCTCCGCTCGCTAGGAGAAACAATGGCCTATGCCGCGCCACTTGTCGCCGCCGTCGGGGGATCGATCGAGGAAGGCGCAGCAATGGCCGCATTACTCGGAAATATAGGGATCCAGGGAAGCCGAGCAGGAACAGCAATAGCTGGAATGTATTCCAGAGTTTCCGCGCCGATGGGACCAGCCCGAGAAATGATGGAGCAATATGGGATTACGGTGAAAGATTCATTAGGAAATCTAAGATCCATGCCGGAAATTCTCGCCGATATAGGTGATCGCCTGGACGGTCTCGGAAGCGCGGACCGCGCCGAAGTAATTAAAAAGATTTTTGGACAAGAAGCCGCAGCAGGCGCAACCGAATTAATTAAACAAGCGCGCGAAGGCGGACTTCAGGAATATATTAAGACCCTTGAAAACGCAGGAGGAACCGCCGACAAAATCGCCGAAAAGATGAACAAAACGACCGCCGCCCAGCTTGCCGCCGTTTCGTCATCCTTCCAGGAAATCGGGATTGCCGTCGGTACTGCAGTTTTGCCGGCGCTCGTTTCCGTTCTCAAAGTCATTGCAGCAGGAGCGCGAACCGTGGCCGGGTTTGCTGAAAAATTTCCTTGGCTCACCCGGGTTGTTATTGGAGCAGCAACCGCAGTGGTAACGCTACACACAGCAGCCCTTGCCGGAGGATTTGCAAAAAGTTTCCTTCTCCAGGGAGGCGGAACTATTTTAAAAATTTGGACAAAAGCCGCGCCGCTGTTAATGACCGTCGGGAAAGTCGTTTTGCCGATGGTCATGACCGGATTTAAAGCGCTAACCGCCATCATTGCCGCCAACCCGATCGGCGCGACCATCACCGCGCTGGCCGTTGGCGCGTTTTTGGTTATAAAGTATTGGAAGCCAATCAAAGCCTTTTTCCTGAATCTATGGGACAGCATCGGAACCAAAGCGGTCGCCGTCGGAAAAATGATTCTGACCGCAATCAACCCCGTCGCCTCGATCGTTTCAAAAGTCGCAGGATTATTTGGATTTGGAGCAAGTGAGAACGCGCCCGCCCAGCTCCAGACCACCCAAAACAAACCGAAAAGTATTCAAGCGCCGGCATTGCAAGCCGCCGGGAATCAATCCCTGAATCAATCCAATTCCTTCCAGATCACCCAGCAACCCGGAGAAGATCAGGAGACACTTGTGCGCCGCATCATGGGAGAAATGGACAAACGAAACGCCGCCCTTGCCGCCGGAGCCCTGCACGATTAAAACCGAACCTTTCAAACTCGAGTTTTTTATATGCCACTCGCCAAACTTGGGAATTTCACTTTTTCAATCGAAACCGCCGCCTTTCAAGAAATTCAAAGGACACGCGCCTGGACTTGGGCAGCTCAAGAACGAATTCAAGCCCGCCCCGCTCACCAGTACACCGGTCCCGGAGAGGAAAACATCAATCTCCCAGGATCCATTTTCCCAGCCTGGAAAGGGAACGCGCAAAGCCTGGCCCCGATCGAGGACGCCGCCGACCAGGGCCAGCCGCTTTTCTTAATCCTTGGAACAGGGGAAAACCTTGGACGATGGACGATTATCAACCTTGAGCAGACAAACACCGTTCTTTTTCCGGATTCGAGCCCGCGCAAAATTGACTTCACTCTCAGCTTGCAATTCTTTGACCATGGCAACGACTTACAAAACTAAATCAGGGGACCGACTCGACGCCATCGCATTTAAACACTACGGAGCCGCCAGCCACTTTCAAAAAATCCTGGAAGCGAATCCGGAACTTGCCGGCCAGAACGAAACCTTGCCGGAAGGATTGAAGATCATATTGCCGGATCCGCCAGAACAAGAGCCCGAAAAGCTGCAACGATTATGGGAATAAAGCCGTCTTTCGAAATCTACGCGGATGGAAATTTAATCACGCCGCGCTTTGTGAATCGTCTTGTTTCGCTATCGCTGACCGACGAAGCCGGAGAGACCTCGGACGCGCTCAACATCACCCTGGAAGATTCCGCCGAAAACTTAGAATTGCCGCGCACAGGCGCAGAATTGAAAATCCTGTTAGGTTATAAGAACGAACTAACCGAGATGGGATTCTTTTTGGTGGACTCCGTTAACGCTGACGGACCGCCCGACAAGATCCACATCGAAGCCAAAGCCGCGCCGTTCACTTCATCGAGCGCATACACCGCGCTGCAAACCCGGAAAAGCCGTTCCTTTGAGCCTCAGACCGTTGCCGCGATTGTCTCCCAGATTGCCCAAGAGCATGGACTTGAATCCGTTGTTTCTGAATCCCTGGCAGAAATCACACTGCCCCACCTGGACCAGACAGAAGAAAGCGATGTTCATTTTTTAACTCGTGTCGCGCGCGACCTGGACGCGATAGCAAAGCCACAATTTCAGAAATTTCTTTTCGTCACCCGTGGAGAAGCGCAGACCGCCACAGGAGAAACTTTGCCAGCCATTCAGGTCCACCGCTCCCAGGTAACGCGATGGAATGCTAAACTTTCAGAACGTAGCAAATTTAACTCTATAATCTGCCACTATCACGACACAGCGACCGCTAAAAAGGTGGAGATCCGCGCCGGAGATCAAGAACCAGTTTTCCAGGCGCCGAAAACCTACCCAAACGCCGCAGCCGCTGAACGCGCCGCGCAATCCTTATTAAAGCATTACACCCGCAGCGCAGGAGAAATTTCTTTTTCAATGCCGGGTAATATGGCTATTTTCGCCGAAAGCCGTATTGAATTGGTTGGATTCCGGAAGGAATTAAATGCTGAATGGATCGTTTCCCGCGTAGAGCATTTACTTTCTAAAGCTGGACTAATCACCAGCATCGAAGCAACCAAACCAAACACACCGCCGACAACATGACGACAAGACCAGCTTCACAATCTTCAACCACCTTCGGCACCATTGCTAAAGCCGTCGGCTTTCCGTTCGTCAACTTCGTTCTGTCTGGCGCTCTAATGCTAAACATTTGGGCGCTTGGTGTTCTTTTCAGATCCGCTTTCGACCTGGATCGACGTGTGGGAAAAATTGAGGCGAACCGCTACACCGTTGAAAAAGCACACGAGGACCAAAACAACATCAGCAAAAAGTTTGACAATTCACACCGACTTTTTGAAACCAGAATTCAATCTATTGAACTCCAGCTTACGACGCTCCGAGAACGTAATTTGTCAAGACAAGACGCATTAGATAACAGATTGCAACGGATTGAATCTGAATTGCTTACAATAAAAGAAACAATTTTGGAAGCTGTTAAAAATAAATAAAAATTTTTTACTCTTTTTTGTGGACACAATAAAGAAAAGATGTTAGTTTAATAACATCGAAAGCGAGAAAGCTTTCAAACCCGCCGGAGGTTTTACGGCAAAGTCAAAATTGACAGAAAATGAAAACAATAACGTCACAAAACGAAATTAAAGAATCATTCGAATTATTTGAGCCAAATTCGAAAGGAGCATTCGCGACTAATCGACTAATTGAAGGAGCAAGCTCGGCAATGGATCCACAAGAATGGGCAGAATACGGAAAAATAAACGGTATTCCTGCAAAGATTTATTACATTTTCTCAGAATCAGAAGCATCTAATGAAGATGCTGAAAATTACCCTTGGGATTTAGAACACGTAAGCAAGATAGAACTGGACGAAACCGGAGAGTTTTAAAATTTAAAACGAACTTCTTTCAAACCCGCCGGAGGTTTTCCGGCAACGTCAAAAAAGACAGAAAATGAAAAAATCCGAACATATCAAATTATCAGAAGAAAAAGTGTTAGTACCGCTTAAATTCAAAGAAATTGAACAAAATAAGATTATAGAAATAGAACCTTTAGAAAAGAATATCCCAAGCCCAAACGGATCAATTTATTTTTCAGAAGAAGACGGAGCAAGTTTAAAAGAGTTTGAAAAAACGCTAAAAGAAAAAGTTGGAGATTTAAAAATTTGCACAAACAAAGGAAGCTCTAACGATGTATGTATATGGGTGGAATCATTAGATGTAGAAGTTTTGAAAAAATTGGAAAACAAAACATATATTTTTGAATACTGCGACATTTTCGACGAAGACGAAGAAGGAGAAGGAGATTGTGATTGTGATTGGATCGAAACACAAATCAAATTTTTAAAAATAGAATGACCAAAAAAACACGAGGACGCCCGCCACTTGAAAAAACAAAAAACGCAATAATTAAGCTCCGTTGCACAATGTCGGATAAATCTAAATTTGTCAGACATTCGAAAAAACAAGGATTCAAGCTTTCAGCATGGATCCTGGAAGCAGCACAAGAAAAAATAAACCGCGAAAAATAAAATTATGCCAACCTATAGAGAAATTTCAGAATGCTTTACATTATGGATGGAATATGTTGATCCGTCAGGAATCGACACAGAAACAGAATTCAATCAAATGTCAACAGATACCAAAATTGAAATCTTAGAAAGTTGTTTCGGCAAAGAAGAGAATAAACTTTGCAAATAGCACAAATCCTTGACATTGAAAAAAAAGCTGTCTGGAATTACCGGACAGCTTTTTTTATTTTTGAATCCTTATCAAATACTATCTTTTGAAATTGAAAACCATTCTTGAGCCTGGTCAAGTGTAACAAGCTCTCGATAACTTGTGTAAATAGTCCCAGGAGAGTTGTTAGCCTCATAAGCAACTTTAGCCGCATCCTGAACAATGGCCAAACGATAAGAGATGAAAGAATCCCTCAGCGCGTTTTTTTTCCATTGAATACCAGCAGCCTCGCAAAGTTTCGGTAATAGTGTGTGAGGATTTTTCCTAATCACCCGCCCGGATTTTTGCCGGATTAATTCCAGCCAGCTTTGCAAATTTTCAAAAATTGGAGTCAAACGCCGCCGAGAAATTTTTGAAATATCAGCATTGACTTCAATATATTTTTCGCCAACTGCATCCCAGGAAAGGCGCTCAATCTCAGCCGTTCGCATTCCGGTAAATCCCCCAAAAAGTAAGAAAGGTAAAACCTTTGAATCTGCATATTTCAAAAGCTGGATCATCTCAGCAGGGGACCAAATAAGAACTTTTCTTTTACCAGGGACACGAACGCGCAAAAGATGCCAGCCGTCAAATTTTTTGGACAAATAGCGACGATTGACACACCAATTTAAAAATGTACTGACCGCAGCCAAATGATTTTTGCGAGTACGTGGCGCGCCAGGAACATTATCACACGCATGAACAAACCTTGTGTCATACAATTCTTGGAATTCTTTGAAACTCTGAAAGAACCGCCTAAGTCTAGGCCGTTCGTGCCGTATGTATTCTTTGGAAAATTCCTGTTTGTCCATCCATTCAAAATACAGATTTAAAGCACGCTGGATTGAAATCTTTTCACCGCTCAGCCTTGAATAATAAAAAGATAGCGCCTTTTCAATGTCACCAGGTTTTTTAATTTTATCCTGAATGGATGAAATAACCCGTACAAGATCAGGATTTCTTATTTCACAACCAGACCCCGAAAAACTGCTTTCTACGTTTTCAGCATAAAGAAAAGCGCGTTCTTTATCGTGAGCCGCGAAAAATTTACGCCCACCACCGACCCCACGAAGATCGACAACCCAGTAAACCCGACCTTGCCAATTTTTAAGCCTAACGGGAACGCGCGCCGACGCTCTGAAAGTGTTTCCAAATTTTGACATTTTGTGAATTTTTTAAGCAAATTTAAAGATTTTCAGAAATAATCATAAATCTATTTAAACCGCACACAGTAAAGGCATTAGGCGACTTTTTGCAAGCGCGTGATTGATTTTTTTGGTGGGTTCAAATCCCTCCACTGGCATTTCAGAAAGCGCGTTTTTACGCGCTCTTTTTTGTGCTATTTTCCTGTTTGCCGAATTTTTGCCAACGTCCACCAACTCGAAGCGCAACGGCAAAGTTAAACGCCCGTTTAAATGAGGTTTTAACGCCTCAATTCCAGCCTCAAAAATCAAAGTCACAACCTCAACTTGTTTCAAACGTCT